GAAGCCATGATCTGGTTGGCCATGGGGTTCTGACCCACCGTCTTTTGAATCAATGGGTCTTGCATGAACGTCTGGTGCGTAGCAATGTGGGCTTGTTGATCTTGGTAGATAAACGCTTTCATTGGCATACCTTTCAGTGCGGCCATGTTCTCGCTGACTGGGTCTTTTGGCATCTCGTCATCAGGCAACGGCACCAGTTTCTGGGCGTTCTTAATTCCCAAGACGTCAAGCATCTGCCTATGTAACTGTGGTAAGTCATATATCTGTGGAGCTTGCTGGGCCAGCTGGATCACTGCCTGATATTGAACAATCTTCTGCGCCATCGTGGCCGCATTGGGATCGCTCACAGGGATTACATCAACTAAGTCGTAATCAGATCGCTTGGCTTTGCGTGATCCTTCTTCTGGCTGGTAAGAGTATTCATCAGGTGTGTAATCACGAATGATGTCTCTTAGGAGAGCCAGCTCTTGCTTAAAGGAATAGTGAATACGCGCCTGAACAGCGGTCATTACCTTTAACTGACGCTCAAGGATGGCCAACGTGGTGCCAACGGGAGAGTTGGCAGACATATCGGCAACTTGGATGTCAGCGGCAGACGCAAACTTGCGGCCTTCTTCAACAATCTTATCGAGAAGAGTAGCCAGAACCTGTGACGGTTCTTTGTATGGCAGAGGCATGATGTTCTCTGCAATAGATCCGCTTGGAACGTCCACATCGCGCCACTCAGCTGGGCCGATTGGGGTGTCATCTCCCTTAACCCGCAGACCACGGGTTTTAAAGCCGCCGGGCAAGTTGGCCAGTGTCCCTGCATCCACCAATTGACGCAGAATAGACGTACCAGACTTGGCAAACGCGCCAACTAAGTGAATTAAACCAAAACAATAGAAGCCAAAGCCGGGAACGTAGCCATAGTGGACGTAGTGCTGGCGCTTAGTGTGGAGTTTGTCTCCTTGCTTCCAGTTTCTGCGGATAGCCAGACATTTCATGCTTCCGTGTTCAACAGTCACAATGTAAGGCAGGGCAATTCCAGTAGGTTCGCCGTCTTTATCGGTGTGCTCGTAGCCTTCAAGGTCAAGCTCCACGTTCATCTCAAGAATTTTGTAGCGGTCATCCGATAAAGCGCGGAATCCCATCTTCTCGGCAATCTTTTTCTCTACCTCATCCAGCGTATTGTTGGGCTCTCCCAAATCAATGTCGGCATAGAATCCAGCAACCTGTAACTTACGCAGCTCGTTTTCCGTTTTTCGCATAACGTGCGTAACGCGAGGGGACGTTTGAATGTCGGACGCGCCGTAAGGCACAACCAAATCTTCAGCCGGGACGAATATTGATGTCTGTCTGTCAAAATTTGGATCAAAGTAGACTTTCTTAAAAGCATTTCCTGACAATCCAAGACCCCAGACCATTCTTTCGTGCTCTGGCCTGAACTCTGTCATCACATCCGTCAGCTGATAGTTCATATCATCTTGAACACGGGTCGCAGCGTCTTTTTTCTCAGGGGTTTCCTTGCCAATGATCTGGGTCTTCACTGGCCCAGCTGCAGGAAACGTGCTCATCATGATCTCAGCTTGGAATTTAACCAAAGCTTCTGACAATAATGGGTGGTAAACACCGCAAGCACCAATCCAAGGGTCGGCGCGCTCTTCAATCTTCATCCCCAAGAGCTCCAGACCGTCTACATAGGTCTGCATCCAGTCTTTTCTTGAGTTGACGTCATCGTCATAGTCACCAACTAGGTCGGTAACAATCCCAGTAACGATAGATTCGTCTAAATAATCAACTAAGTTAGCGTCAAAGTCATCTATCTCTTCGCCGCCAATCTCTATTTCCATCCCACCAACGTTAATTGTCACCTCTTCAGGGTCAACAATTTCTATTTCAATGCCGCCGTCCTCTTCGGTATCAGGCATTAGGGCTTCTAAACCCTCTGGTGCGGCGTAAAGTGATTTTTCAATGGACATATGTATCCTTAGTAGTAAGAAACTTTGCGTCTAAACGAGCGAACTTCGTCCTCTTCGTCTGTCTGCAAGCGTATAAACCCGCCTTTTCTGAACCTTATCAGAGCCTGCGTAGAAGAGTCAACTAAGTCATCGTGGTCTGAGTTTGGGAACGCAGCCATTTCTTCCATTAACTCATCAGCCCAGCGCGTAGCTGGCGCCCAAACCTTACCGCTGGCAAACAAATCAGATACAGAATTGATCCTCACCATCTTATCATTACCTCTAGACGGCGTAAACTCTTGAACAGGTATCCCCATCGCCCTTAATTCATAAATCAATGGCGCTCCTGAAGCTTTGGCCTCAACGATAAACGCATCTGGTTCCCACTCTTTGTAGTGGTTAAAGGCTTTTTCTTTTAACTCTGGGAATTCCATCCTCTTTTTAAACGCATCAAGCAAAATAATATTTGCATCGTTCTGGTTTTCGTTCAAATAGAAAACCCCCCAAGTCGTACAGGCGGAATAGTCAGAGCGTTCGTTCTTTGTAAACGCCGTATCCCAAGACTGGATCACAAACTCACACTTAGGCGGGTCTTCGTCTGTCCATTCTTTCCACCACTCCCGTTTAACAATCGCGCCTTGCTCTGACGTAGGACTCTGTTGGTACTGGGCGTTCCACTTAGCAGCAGGCAGTTCAGACTGTAGGGCGTGGAGTTCTTCTAAGCTCCAAAACTCTGGCCATAGGGGATTACCAGAGGGAAGGATTGCAGGGAAGTCAATCACCTCCCAGTCATCATTCCCGTCTTTGTCTATCGCAGACTGCAAGATCCGGCCAGTCAGATCTCTCTTGGCCCAGCGTGTCATCACGACAATAATCGCTCCTCCAGGCTGGAGACGCTGGCGAGGCCCAGATGTGTACCACTCGTAGACTTTATCAAAGACAGTAGGATCTCCAGCGGCCAAGGCGGCTTCTTGCTCAGAATGAGGATCATCAATGATCAGTAGGTCAGCACCTTTACCTGTTACCGTACCGCCTACCCCAATCGCGAAATACTCTCCGTTTTTATTTGTAGACCAACGGCCAGCGGCTTTACTGTCAGACCTCAAATTAACATTGGGGAATATCTTAGAGAACGGCTCACTGGCTACTAAGTTACGAACCTTACGGCCAAAGCCTACGGCTAACTCTGCGGTGTTCGAGCACTGGATAATCTTTTTACTAGGATCCCGTCCCAAAAACCAAGCCGGCAGCATATACGAGGCAAACTCAGACTTCGTATGCCGAGGGGGCATATTGATGATCAGACGCTTTATCTTCCCCGTGGCGATCTCTTCAAACTTCTTAGCCATAACTTTATGGTGGCGCCCGTCAATGAACCCCGGCCACATCGCATGGGCAAACTTATTAAAGTCATCGAAAGCTTCTTCTCGTTGTTGGCTGGCTTCTAATGCGTCAAGGTCGTCAAGGTAAGAGGCTTGTTCGTTAGAAGGCATCTTAAAGAAAGTCTCAGCGGCCTCGGCGGCTTCTTCTTTCGAGAGGTTAAGAGCAAACATTACCCTCCTGACAAACAGGTCGCGCTCCTCTTGCATCTCTAGTTGTTGTTTCTTATTCAAGGTTTCTCAGCCTCAAGTAAGACGGGCGCACACTACGTGCCGAATTCTTAGCCCTCCTGCATATCCCTAAGTCACAAAGCTTCTTCACCACCCTGTGAACATTACCGCGCCCCCTGTCCCCAGTATGGAACATGATGTCATCTATAGAAGGCCCATATCCATAGTTTCTCCAATACTCATCTATCACAAGGAACACAGTCCTCTGCTTCTCAGTCATACACGCCTCCAGGCATTTTTCATAAGTCTGCTGAATCATCTCAATCCCCACAAAAACAAGCTATCGCCTCTTCTGCCGGATCAAACATATCCATCTGTTTCTGGCTAAAGCTCAACATATCTTTGTAACTGGGCCGGTCAGACCTAAAGACAGCGCCGCTTTTTTTCTCTGCACTCTCATAAATCATCTTTTCCATCTTCACCCACCACACAGCCCTCTCAGGCTTTTCTGTGATCAAACTCAAAACCTGTGACCCACCCTTTAAATAACAAAGATCACAATTACCATGCATCGTCACCCCATTGTTATTCGGCAGCTCTAAATCAAATGGCTGGCGCCTCCAGAAATCCCCCACCATTTCTTTCGTCACACCAGCATCTGCCAAAGGCATCCGCCTGTAAAACCTATCCTCAACTGGATTTGCCCGTATCTTCGACACCCGCCTTTGCTCATCAGCCCTAATCCCAACCATCTGATCCCAGTCATCACTGATCGTATGAAGATAATTAGCAAAAGGCCGGATCTTCAGTAAAGTCGTACAGTACCTCGTCACAGGATTAGGCAAATACCCCCGAGACTTAATCGCCGCCTCAAAAGGCTCTCCATCCCTACTGGCACTCTCATAATCCACAAGCGCCCACCTCTTCTTCGCATCCTCATCCCACCTGTACTCCAACCACCTTATATCCACACCCCAATTAATCGCGCAATCATTTACAAACTTAAGTGTCGCCTCATCCTCTTTCCCCGTATTAGCAAAACATATAACCGCCTCTTTAGGCAAGCCACCATTCTCCTCAAGGATCCGATGCAGCATATACGCCGATGTACGCCCACCACTAAAACTAATACAAGTCGGACTGTCAATCTTAAAACTCATGTAAGCTTTCGTTAAGGTTCACTATTCCACGTGGAATAGTCAAAAATATATACCCCCCGCCACTTTGCATATAAAAACACATAGGGGGGTCATGGCTTATCAAAGTCGCTGACAACATCAGTTATTTCGGAAGGGCCCCCACCCTCTTTTTTATTTGATGATTGAATGAGTGAAACAGTATGTGATGGGGCGCCAGGCGCCGGCGGGCCTGCAGGCGGGGCCCCGGGTGCGGTGGGGTCTGCGTCCGGCGCATCCGTTATGCCAGCGCCCCGGATTTCTTCCAGCAGATCGACAGCATCGCTGGCCGCTGCAGCTGGCGCCCGGGCCTGCAGCCTATCGAGTAAGCGCGCCCGAATGTCTGCGCTCTTGTGCACAATGGTGCTCTCTTTGCGTTCCAGGAAAGCGCCCACTTCAAAAAGGTTTCCGATCAACTGCAGCGCTCGCATACGCTGGGCCGGGGGAAAGTCAGGGTCTAAGCTATGCTGCACCAGCTCATGCACCAGCAGGGCCTTCAATTGAGCTGGGGTGCGATGTTTAGCGCTCTCTATCGCTGCCCTGGTCGCTTCTATCTCTCTGGAAACGCTCGGGTGCGCGGCTAGCTCATATGGCGCAGATCGAATTGTGCTGGCTGCTGGCTTTGCTTTGTATGCTTTCCGGTAGGCGTTAGCTTTAGTCTCACCTAATGCGACAGCATGAGCAAAGGCCTTCTGCTTATGCGTGAGCCTGGGTGTTTTACCTTCTCCGCTCATTAGCAGCGACTCAATGGGAACTTGATCTAATCCGGCCTTGATCTGCGCGCGCGTTAACTTTTGTGGCATGGTGTTTTGTATAGGTACAAATTAAGAATCCCGAACATAGCAGACCGCGCAACACTTTGCAAATGCTCCAGGATTTCGCCGGACGGATTCGCCCTGGAGTAATTCCAGCAACTTAAACCCTCATGCTGGCCCCTTACGCTCACCAGCTGGCCATCACAGCCAGGCAATAACCCGCGAAAAATATTTTTCAAATACTGTTAAAAAACCCCTTGACAAGTCAACACATGAATTGGTCTAATCGTTATTCATGTTTTAACCACTCACGAAAGGCACCCAATGAAACCCCTCTACCTTATAGCCTGCAGCGCTGCAAAGCTTGACCGCAACGCACCAGCTGCCCAGCTCTACCAGGGCCAAGCGTTCAAGCTGGCCATGGCTGCAGCAGAGCGCGCCGGCGCAGATGTAATCATTCTCTCAGCACTACATGGCGCCGTAAGCACCACGCGCCCGCTGCAGCCCTATAACCGCGCACTCACAGACATGAGCGCACACCAGCGCCGGGTCTGGGCTGCAATGACAGAACAGCAGCTGCAGCAGCATAAAGGCCGGAGCATTACTGTGCTGGCCGGTAAGAACTACGCCGCCGCCGTTGAGAGCTGGCCCAACATTTCCCGCCCGCTTGCTGGCCAGGGTATCGGCCAGCAGCTGCACACCCTTAAACACTTAAACGCTTGAAAGGCAAACCATGAAAACACTATCCCAGCTCATAGATTCCCTCACCCTGGAGGATTCGCAGATATACCAGGCCACCACCGACCGCCTTATGTGGATTGAAACCGACCTGCTAGACCCCGCCGGACTGAGCCGCCGCCATGCCCTGGCCGTTGAGTCAAAACTAATCGATTTGCTCCAGGGTGAATCTTCCCAGGTCAAAACAAACTGAAAGCCCCCCAATGACACCCGACCAAATCCGCGACTATTACGACACACACCCTAACTTGACGCTGCAGCAGCTGGCCGCCATTACAGGCCGAGCAATTGCAGAGCTTAAAAAAATTCTAATGACCTGAAAGGCCGACCATGCGAAACAAACTAAACCGCATTTTTTACATTTACAGCGAAGCCAGCACCGGGGCAATGATGGCCGCCGGCGCCATTATTGAGCTGGCCTGCTGGGCCTATCTGCCCGCGCCGATTAGCTGGCTGCCAGGCGCCGCCGTTTTCTTTTTTACTGCAGCCGCCGCAAGCTGCGCCCTTTATATCTACCGGAGAGAATCAAAATGCAGCCAATGAAACACCACAGACACCGCCAGCACTACAGCCCTGCAGCAGAGCGCGCCGAAAAACGCGCAGCAGCTGGGGCCGATTTTGCCGCCGTCCTAATCGTAGCCGGCGCCCTTACTGTGGGCGCCCTGGTTTACTTTGATATTTTTACAAAGGGGTTTTAATCATGGGAAACAGAGCCGTTTTAACATTCAACACCGCCGACAACGCGCCCGCAATATATCTTCATTGGAACGGCGGACGCGCTAGCGTTCAAGGTTTCATTGACGCCGCCCGGGCGCTGGGTCTGCGCCACGCGCCAACAGCTGCAGCACAAACCGAAACCCTCGACCAGCTGGCCGAACTCTTGGCCCGGCACTATTTCCGCTGCAATGTTGGAATGACAGTTTATAGGCTGCATTACGCCGGCACCGACCGCGACAACGGCGACAACGGAACCTATTTGCTGGGCCATGATTTAACAATTATTGACCGCCTTTATCAGCCGCGCGGCGAAGAGATAAACCCAGCCAAAACCGCCGCAATTGTCGAACAGATAACCGCAACCGCCCCCGCATTTAACTAAAAGGCCCGCCATGCTTTACACATTCATTAGAAACAGCGGAAACCGCAAAACCGGCCCGCTTCCAGTTACCTACAACCTGCGCGACACCTGCCCGCCTGGCTGCGCCCTTTACCGGGCCGGCTGCTATGGTGAAGATTTCCATACCCGCATGAGCTGGGATAAGGTACCCGAGCGCGGCGCCCCGGTGCAGCAGCTGGCCGGCCACATTCAAAGCTTACCGCCCGGACAGGTCTGGCGCTTTGCTGTAGTGGGTGATCTACCCGGGAAAGGTGAAGCTGTAGACGCTCACGCGCTGGGTTTAATCGTGAAAGCTAACCAGGGCCGGCGCGGTTTCACCTACACACACAAACACCAGCCCGAAGCCCTGAAGTGGGTTAAACACGCCAACAGCTGGGGCTTTACGATAAACCTAAGCGCAGACAACGCCGGCCACGCCGACAAGCTGGCAGCCACCGGCGCCGGGCCCGTTGTGGCCGTTGTGCCCATTGATACGCCCAAAGTCAGCCATACCCCCGCCGGGCGCTTGATCGTGATCTGTGAGGCCCAAACCCGCGAAGAAATAACCTGTGAGAGCTGCGGCAATTTTGAACCATGGTGCAGCCGGGCCGATCGTGATTTTATTGTGGGTTTTCGCGCCCATGGCAGCAAGGCCGCGCAGACTGACAAGCTGGCCCGTAAAGTTATCCCTATTTTGAAAGGTTAAATCATGCTGAAAACAATGCGCGCCAAATACCCCGGAAAGTGCAGCCTATCAGGCGCCCGGATAAACCCCGGGGATTTCATCATATACGACACCAACAGCCGGACGGCCCAGCTTGAACCGGACGCCGACACAATCCAATTCACAACGACCAGCCCGCGCGTGAGCGATGTTTTTAGATTCGGGAAAACTGAGGTTTACCGCAACAAAAAGGGCCGCTGTGAAGATGCGCCATGCTGTGGCTGCTGCACGATATGAGGCCCATCATGACCGATCAAGAAATAATTAATTACTACTATG